TCTGTTATCTAAATATGTTCTTTTCTATTAATCATAATTATTTAGTTCAGAAGCTCCCCGAGCTCCTCTTAGCCTTCCGTAAGGGAGGCTTTGAGAGCTCTCATTGGTATGAGGAAGTCTATCAATGGGATTTTCAAGAGCGTAATGCCTCACTACAGTATGGGCGCAAGTTTTTTCCCGTAATTGTAGATTTAAAATTCCCCATCGTTAAATACACCTCCTACGGCTACATCGGCACTCAATATATTAGTTCTCTTTTAAAATCTTTAGATTCTCATCCTTCCGTTACCGCTATCGTTTTAGATATCGATAGCGGAGGCGGTATGGTGAGCGGTACTCAGGAGCTTGCTCACACCATTCGTTCTATGCAGAAGCCTACCATTGCTTATACAGGCGGGTATATGTGCAGTGCAGCCTATTGGATTGGAAGTGCGTGCGACAAGGTAGTAGCTGCGCCTTTTGCCGAGTGTATTGGTAGTATCGGAACAATGCTCAGCGCACAGGATTTTGCCCCTCTTTTAGAAAAGTATGGTGCGAAAGTTTACGAACTCTACGCTCCCGAAAGCACGGAGAAAAACAAAGCTTGGCGTGCCCTTAAAGCAGGCGATGACAAAGATGTATTACAAAACTTATCTGACTTTAATGCCCGTTTTTTGAACGATGTTAGAGCTTTTCGAACCGAAGTAAACGAAATAGTATTCAAAGGTGATGTATATATGCCTGAGAAAGCCAATGAACTCGGACTTATTGATGAAATAATGACCCTTGACGAAATCATTCGTCAATTAATAAATTAATAATTAAGAAAAATGAAACACGCAAAAATCACTGCCCTATTGGCTCTGGAAAGTCTCAATCTCAAAAAACCTCTAATGGGGGGCGAGCACTTTGCTGAGCTCAAAGAATCGCAGCTCGACAAAATTGAAGCAACTCTTGAGGCTGCTGAAAACGCTGTCGACAATACGAGCCTTGAGCAACTAATGGCAATCCTCAAAGCCGACAATGAAAAGCTCTCGGCTGAAAAGGCTACCCTTACTGCCGAGAAAGAAGCTCTTACCGCACAAGTAACGGCTCTTACTGCTGAAACTGAAAAGTTGCAGAAAGAATTGAACGAACGTCCTTCCCATTCTCTCCCAGCTAATGACGGCAAAGAGTCTGCCGACAACAACGGACTTATTGACGGGTACTTAGACCCTAACGATGCTCACAACAAATTTTTAAACGAAATTTAACATTATGCCACAAGAAAAAACAATGAATGTAGATCAAATCAAAAATGAACTACTTCGCTACATCAGCACCAAGCCTAAACTATTGCAAGCTGCAATATTGTCTAAAGAGATTTTGCTCAACGCACACTCTCGTACCCTCACCAAGGTGAAAGGCGAATACGTATCGTTGCATTCTCTCATAGGGCACGTAGTACAGGGCTTCAACTCTAAAAAGTGGACTCCCTACGGCGAATTGCAATTCCGCAAAAAAATAATGAAAAACTTCCATCAAAAAGTGGATTTTGAACTCGATCCTGCCGAAATACTCGGGACTGTGCTTGAGGAAATGTACGACGAAGGTAAGAATTTAAAAGATAAATCAATCTCTAAACACGCTATTGATTTACTTTTGAAAAAAATCATCTCCGATGTAAACATCTTATCGGTTACAGGTAAGTACGATGCTTCTAAGATAGGACTTGCCACCCCTGAGTTTGGCACTTCTATGGACGGGCTTAACGAAATCATCGCTAAAGGATTGAAGAATACCGAAAATCCTTACTTCCTCATTCCTGCCGATGCGATTACCAGCACTAACATCATCGATGTAGTAACCGCTTACGAACGTGGTTTGCCTGCGGTATCCAAAAACCAAGTGACAAAAATCTTTATGAGTGTTAATGATGCCGAAAACTACCAAATTGCCTACGAAGATAAGTTTGGGCAAAACAAGTTCCAAGACAACGCACTCAAAACACGCTTGGGTAAACGCGAAATCGTTGCTATTCCTAACCTCAAAGACGGTACGATTGTATCGACCGTTGAAAATGGTTTTGTAAAGATGGTAGACATCATCGACAATCCTGCAACTATCACCGATGTACAAGTAGAAAAACGTATCTTGAACATTATGGGTGAATTTACCTTAGGGTATGACTTTGCTATCAATGAGCTTACTTATGTGTACACACCAGATGGTACTAAGAAGCGAGGCTTGAATAACAAAGACCTCAATGAGTTGTACTATCCCGAAGAACAAGGATTGGAAGCGTAATTAATTAGAAAATTAGCAGATGAGTAAATTTGCTAATTTTCTAATTCTCAAAATTTTCAAAATTAACTATTATGGCAAAAGAAAAAGAAACCCCCGTAATGGCGAATGACAATTCGCCTAATATTGACAACGAGAGAGAACAAGCTCTTGACGCACGCGAAGAATTTCTTAATGAATACGAGTCACGTCTTACAGAGCGCGAATTACGACTCACTGAGCGTGAATCACAACTCGACGAGCGAGAAGAAGCTCTTACTGCACAAGTTACTGAAGAGCCTAAGAGGGAACCCCTACAAAAAGGAATTCAATTTGAATTTCGTGGCAATCAGTATCAATTCGCTGATGATGCGCCTCAAGTACTTCTTATTGGTGGCGAAAACATCTCTCAAGAAGAAATTACTAAAGATGAGGAGATACTCCTCCAACTAATTGGCGGTCGCTCGCCTCTAATTGTTAAACTTTAAAATCTAAAAAAATGGCAAAAAATTGTTTTGATAACGTTCCCCACGAAAGCCTCGACGCTTGTCCTAACGATGAAGTGAGCGGAGGCATCAGTACCCGTGTTTTCTACGCCCCTACGGCATTCCTTGATAAATGCGTCTTGCCTGCCAATACGGGCGAACTCGGCAAAGCCAACACCATTGAAGACGGCAATTTCACTTTGCTTACTGATAAAAAGTGGAAGGGAATTGACGTGCAAATTGACGAAGGCGAGCTCAAAACTACTCTTGTAGGTAATGCAGGTAATAAGAAAGCGAAGATAGAATTTGAGTTTAAAATACCACGCTTCAATGCTGAGCCACTCGATTTCATCAGTCGTTACAAAAATGTGCCGATGACTTTTGTTGTTCCAGACGCTCAAGGCACACTATGGGTAATTGGCACTAAAATCAATGGTGCTTTTATGGAAAGTGCTGAGGCTACTACTGGTAAAAAAGCAGAAGACGACAGCGGTATTACCCTCAAGCTGATATGTAACTCTAAATTGTACAAGTATGCAGGAGTTATCGCAGAAGCCTAATGCGAATAGCACAGGCAGTTTAGGAGAAACAAAAAAGGGAGTAGATAAATATTTTAAAAGTTTGCTCCCTGACGGTAAGGCTTACTATACCCAAGATAGAGAGTTAGGAGGAGGCTTGCAAGTAATCGACTTAAGCAGAATACCTTACAATGCAATGAGTCTTTACCTTACAGGTTTCCCATACTTAGCCTTAGAAGAAGCTGCTGCCGAACTGTTAAAGAATGCCAGCACTGACACCTTGCAAAAACTCATCGAAAAGAAGAAAACCCAATATCCACCAGATGTCCCTATCTTGGAGAAGGCGTTGGCGTTGAAAAAGGTAGGGGTAAATGGCAATTTGCCCGTACAAAAGGAAAAAAGTGATTAATTACCGCGAAAAATACAAGCGTTTACTCAGCGAGTTTGAACGCCTTGGAGGCAATCTTCAAGGCGTTTCTCACATTTACTCCCTCGAGAATGAAGCGAAGCTGAGAAGGGAGATGAGTAAATTAACAAATTCGAGAATTAGCAAATTAAAGGATATTAAGGAAAGTCATTCAAATCAGGCTAAACCAAAAGAAGATACATTTCCTCTGATTGCTGATTTTCCACCAACGTTACACCCTATCTACTTAGCTAAGAAGAATCATTGGCTACAAGCCTGTTCGTTAAAGCTCGCTCTCAACGCCTTGCCCGCCAAGGAGGAAGAGAAAGCCCGCAACCTGCAACAACAGCTGTGGCAACTCTTTGAGGAAATGGATACTTGCGATGCCGTGCTCAACCACTGGACGAAGTATAAGCGTATACTTACCTCTGTTTCTCCTTTGGAGGGTGCAGAAGGAGGTTTGCCAGATAAACTACAGCACCTTTCTCCTGTACAACTTGTGCAACGCCTGCACACCCTACGCAGTAACATCGTATCACGCGAGAAGAGCCTAAAGAAGTGGCGCGAGCAAGCAACCTACACAGTTCCCCCTTTGGAGGGTGGGGGAGGCAACTTTACCTTACAAGAAAAAATATTGAGAAAAACAGAAGAATTGGAACAGATGAAGCTATTGATAAAAAAAATTGAAAAAAAAGTTTCGGAAGCTGTCCCTCAGAAAAAAACTTAATAATCTTACTATTCATAGAAATGAAAAACAAATAATTATGAAGTAAACTCATAGGAGGAAAATTAAAAAAAGTCCTCCGTTATTAAATAAAAAACTCCTACATCTTTTAAATAATAAGCCAACAGGCAACGGAGGACTTAGGTCTTTCCGCCTGTTGGCTATTTTTGTTTTAGATGTAGGAGTGGCAAAATTACAAAATTAATTCAAATTAAAAAATTAAATTAATGAAATCTATATCAAAAATTTGGCAAAGAACACCTATAAGTTATTATGGAGGTAAACAAACAATGCTTCCTTACATTTTGCCATTAATACCTAAACACGAAGTTTATACAGAATCTTTCTTTGGCGGAGGAGCAGTATTTTGGGCAAAAACACCCGTCAAAACTGAAATCATCAACGACTTCAACGCTAATGTATACAATTTTTATAAAGTTTTACAAACCCGCTTTGTCGAACTCCAAACCCTCGTGCAACAGTCAGTTGTGAGCCGTGAAGCCTACAAGTCCGCCCTCGTTATTTACCACGCTCCCTTTGCTTTCACTGAAGTGCAACGCGCCTGGGCGTTTTGGTACACCACTAACTGCGGTTTCTCTAACCAAGTAGGCAACTGTCGCATTACTACCAGTAGCAAGAATGTATCATCTCTAAAGAACAAAATCACCAACTTCACCGACACCTACTCGGCACGCCTTCAAGGCGTCCAAATTGACAACAATGATGCCACCGAAATAATTGCTCGCTACGATACCCCCAACACCTTTCACTATATAGACCCTCCTTATATAGGAGCAAATCAAGGGCATTACGGAGGATATACTCAGGAGCATTTTAATGAACTTCTTAAAACCTTATCACAGATTAAGGGAAAATTTATATTGAGTTCTTATCAGAATGAAGAGCTGGAAAAGTATGTTAATGAGTTTGCTTGGAAACAACATAAAGTATTGTTACACTTAGGGAGTAGTCATACTAAAAACAAAAAAAGACAAGAAGTATTAACAATAAATTTTGAAATATGAATGAATTATTAGCACCATTAGAGTGGTACACTGTACAAAGAAAAGTTTCGGAACTTGTCCCTTACGAATACAACCCTCGAAAAATATCTGATATAGATAAAAAACGTCTTAAAAAATCATTGGAAAAATTTAACTTGGTAGAGATTCCTATAATTGATATTGACAACACCCTTATAGGTGGACATCAACGAGTGGTAATTCTCTTTGAATTAGGTAGAGGTGAAGAAATTATAGATGTACGTATTCCTAACAGAAAACTTACAGAAGAAGAATTTAAGGAATACAATCTTCGCTCAAATATTCTCAATGGTGAATTTGACTATGAAAAAATATCAGAATTCTTTTCTGACATTAACCTCACTGAAATAGGTTTTGATATATCTTCATTTGATGAGTTTATTCAATCAGAAAACGCTGTGAGGATAGAAGTAGAGGAAGAGGTAGATGTTACTCCTCCTAAAAACATTCAATCCAAGGAAGGGGATGTTTTTGAGTTAATCTCAATACAGAAAGGAATTACACATAAAGTTATCTGCGGTGATTCGACTAAAGAAAAAACGTACAAAAAACTGCTGGGAGATGAAATTTTTCAATTAATAGTAACGGACCCTCCTTATAATGTAAATTACGAAGGAGGAACTAAAGATAAACTGAAAATTAAAAATGACAAAATGAGCGATGGGGCATTTTTTGAGTTTCTTTATGATTTTTATCAAAACACATTTAATCACTCAATGATTGGTTGCCCTACCTATATCTTTTACTCAGATTCTGAAGCGGTAAATTTTAGAACAGCAATGCAAAAAGCAGGTTATAAGATTTCAAATGTATTAATTTGGGTAAAAAATCAATTTGTATTAGGTCGGTTAGACTACCATATGAAGCACGAACCTATATTGGCAGGAGAGATTGAAGACGTTGAAAAGATAAAGGAACATCAACCAATTCTCTATGGTTGGCAATCGGAAGGCAAACATCCCTGGTATACTGACCGCAAACAGTCTTCAGTTCTTGAATTTGACAGACCTAAAAGAAATGCTGATCACCCTACGATGAAACCTATTGAACTTATTGGTTATCTCATCAAAAATAGTTCACAGCAGAAAGACATTGTAGGTGATTTATTCCTTGGATCAGGGTCTACCCTAATAGCTTGTGAAATGAATTGGAGAACGTGTAGAGGGGTAGAATTTGACCCCCAATATATGGATGTAATAATACGCCGTTGGATATCCTATATGAAGACAAATCATTTAGGTTTTAAAGTAATTTGTAATGGAGAAGAGCTTTCAGAGGAAAAAATAAACTTATATTTAGTGAAAGAAAGTGAATAAAAATTTGTAGAAGAAAAATATTATTAGTAATTTTGTATTTGGTTTCTTATAAAAGAGTTCTATAACAAAATAAAAATAATTCAATATGAAAAAGTTTTTAATTATCTGCACTGCATTAATGACTATATTTTCAATCAATGCACAAACTCAAAACGATGAAATTAACAAGTTAAGTGAACTTTTAAGGTTGTCTCTCAATAGTTCAAAACAAAGTGTTAAAGATTCTGTATTAGTAGAAATGAAAAAAATTACCGAAAATTCTCAATTTGAAGAAACTAAGAGATTAGGTAATCTTTCTATTACTAAACTTCAACAATTAAACAATTTAACAAAAGAACTTGTTTATTCTATACCTCTTTCTGAACTATCTCAAGATGATTTAAAAGGTTTTAAAGTCAAAGAGGATAAATTCAGAAAAGTAACATTTATTCATCATAAGTTAGAAGGAAGAGATTACCCTTATTTAGTTATCACTGCCGATAATCTCTTATCAATGAGAATCGTAATGAAATACTATGGGAGCAATTGGATTTTTTTTGATAAAATCATTTTTTTGTGTAACGATGAAACATTTGAGATTAAAGATCTTGATGTAGATCGAAAAATAGGTGGTCCAGATAGTGTTTATGAAACCGCTGACTTTAGAGTTGATAATTCTCTATACACATTTTTTTATAAAGCTTTTCAGTCTGGAAAAGACATAGAATATCAATTAAGAGGAAAATACACTTCTAACGGAAAACTAAAATCTTCTGAAATAAAAGTTTTCTTGAGTGTTTTTTACTTATATAGTAAACTTAAAAAAGAATAAAAAAATAACTTTTTTCAAAAAATAACCTGCAAGTTTTTTGCAGGTTATTTTTTTATTCGTACCTTTGCACCGTCGAAATAAGTGTTGGCGTAAAACCCAGCAAATCCATATTTTTTTTACAATATAATCCGTGAAGGTGTCGTATAGCCGTAATGCTATACAGCAATCTGCTTTCCAGCACTTGTTTCGACAACGCCTATTCACGGATTTTTAATTTTTATATATTATGTCGAAACAAGAATTTTTAACCACAGAAGAAAAAGAATGCCAAAAGGTAGCGCGCCGTCGCTTCCGCGAGCTCGTAAAACAACGTTGGCAAGAGGAAAAACTTAAAACCCTCTCACAAAAAGCGTTTAGGAAAATCAAACGTACCGAAAACCCCGAACTTGAGCTTATGGCATTAGCTGAAGACGCCGGCGGGTCTTTTAGAATGCGATTTAGCAAAGGTGTATGGTACTTACACTTCACATTCTTTGGTAAAAAAGTAGAGAGTTCCGCCCCTACCCTTACCGAAGCTATCAATGGTTTAATCATCAACAAACACCTAAACAAATAAAACTATGAAAACAAGCAACAAAACCCCTCGCGCCTTAAGCCAAGAGCTCGGCATCAAACTCTCAGAATGGACACACAATGTTACCTCGTATTTTGATTTTTGCGATAACAAGCAGGAAGAACTTTTTGCCATTATCCGCTCTACTGAAGACCCTGATATTATCAATAGTGCTGATGAAAAGGCAACCATACGCGATGTACTTTCGTATATGCTCTCCCTCTCGTTCATCGTATTGAGAGAGAAGGAACAGATAGAGGAATTTTACGAAGACTATAACGGATTTTAATAATTAACAAATATGAATGACTACAAAGAAATTCTCAAAACTCTCCTTTTGCAGTACTACAGTGCGCAGGAGGAGGAACATAGTGAGCAGGTGTACAAGAGCACCCTGCAGGTGCTGAAAATGGCTCTGGGGGTATTGCCTACGGAACCTATCGACCAGCACGATGTATACGAAGCTCTCACTGAATTGGGCTTTACCATAGAGCTCGTGCCGGAGGGCGAAGAAGAGATCTATCTTTGGAAAATGTATCGTAAGACCTTGCCTTAGCAGGGTCTTTTTTTTGTCCTTTTTATTAAATAAAGAGTAATTTACCTTTGCACCATAATAAGTAGCCTAAACAAATGGAACCTAAATACAAAATCAACCCCCTTACTGGCGAGTTACAAGAATACGTATTCGAGTACAATGGTATACTCGTGCTTCGCAACTTCACAGCTCAAGTAGATAACGATCGCCTGGTGGTGCGTTCAGCCTCCGATGTTAACTTCTCTATCCTCGAAGCCTTGGTGAGTGAAGTAGAGATTGACGGTGTGTTATATGACAATCCTACTGCTGCCAAAGAAGCACTACAGCGTTTGGTGTTCAATAAAAATGTCCCCGTAATATTACCTGAAGAAGAACGTAAGAAGATCAGTAGCGCGTTACAAAGTGGAGGGTATAGTGGTACGGCACAAGACCTTAAAAAGCTTATAGAAAGGAGTTCTGCTGAATTATCTGAGGCTTTTAAAAAAGCTGTTGGTAATCTACAGATAGGTGGTAGGAATTACTTATTAAACTCTAAACAAACTTTAATAACATCATCAGTAAGTGCGATAACCGGTGTTATTGGAGTGTCACCTGACTTTAAGAAAATATTGAATGAACAGCCTACATTACCTATTGTTATTTCTTGTTACATTCGTTACAAGAACATAACATCTACTGAACCAAAAAGTCGGTTGGGTTTTGAAGGTGCAATTAGTTTTACAGATGACACATCACAATATTTTAATTATTGGTTAAATGTTTCCGCCGATGATATTGGCAAATCTATTAAAGGTCAAAGATTTTATAGCGTTTTTACTCTTCTTCCAAATAAAACAATAAAAGATGTTGTTGTTTCTGGAATATTTTCTCAAATTACAGCTGAAGAAGTTGAAATCTCTAATCCTAAAATAGAATTCGGTGATATACCTACAGATTGGTCACCTGCTCCTGAGGATTTAGCCCTATACGAAGATTTAATAAAAGTAGGTTCTCTAATCACTGGGAATGTTTCATTAAATAAAAATCATCGAAATTTAA